AGAGGCGCGCGCACCCACACACGCGAGAGAGCTAGATCATGTTGGCGGAGTATGTTTTTAAAAGTAAGTACGCGCGCTATAACGCGGAGGCGGGGCGCCGTGAGACTTGGAGCGAGGCGGTAAAGCGAACCGCACAAATGCACCGATCACGATTTCCACATGAAGCGGCACAGATTGACGAGGTAGAGGGGGCGCTTGAGCGGCGTGAGATACTCCCATCTATGCGAGGTTTACAGTTTGCGGGCGCAGGCGTGACCCGAAAAAATATGAGGCTCTACAACTGCACATCGAGCTATTGCGACCGCCCGCGTTTTTTCGCTGAGGCGCTGTGGCTTCTCTTAGCGGGCTCGGGCGTAGGCTTTAGCGTGCAGAGGCACCACACGGACAAGCTACCACCGATCAGCGCCCCGATGAGCTCCGCGCCCTACACCGTAGCCGACTCAATAGAGGGGTGGGCGGACGCTACACACGCGCTTATCAGCGCCTACATGAGCGGGGCGCCGCGCCCTCTATTCGACTTTAGCGAGGTGCGCCCCGCAGGCTCGCCGCTGAGCGTAGGCGGCACCGCGCCGGGGCCCGAGCCCTTGCGCCTCGCGCTTGAGGGGATTGAGCAGGTTTTGAGGGGCGCGGAGGGGCGGCGCTTGCGCCCTATCGAGGCTTTTGACTGCACAATGTATCTAGCCGACTGCACCCGCACAGCGGGCACGCGGCGGAGCGCGACGATAGCCATTTTTGACGCAGACGATGAGGAGATGATCAACGCCAAGACGGCGCCGGAGTGGTACATAACGCACCCCCACAGAGCGCGGGCGAACATCAGCGCCGTCATCACCCCCGACACGCCCCGCGAGCGGTACAGCGAGCTATTTAGAGCGGCGCGCACCTACGGCGAGCCGGGGCTAGTGTATCTCGACTCGACGGAATGGGCCGTTAACCCATGCGTTGAGATCCTCATGTGTCCCACGCACATCAAGCACCACGGCGAGCAGATCGAGCGCTACACCGTCGAGCTCCTCGACCCCGCGCGGCGCGCTGAGTGGGAGGCGCAGGGCTACCGATTTGAGAGCGGGTGGAGCGCTTGCAACCTCTCAACGGTGAATGTAGCGGCGGCGCGTGACGCGGCGCACCTCGCGGAGCTCGCCCGCCTCGCCTCGCGCTTAGGCACCTATCAAGCGAGCTACACGGACACGGGATATTTAGGGGCGACCTCGCGCGCGATCATCGAGCGCGAGGCGCTGTTAGGGGTGAGCTTGTGTGGTATGGCGGCGCGGCCCGACCTCACCCTAGACGCGGAGACGCTAGAGGCGGCGGCGCGGGCGGCTGTACATGAGAACGCAGACACGGCGGCGAGGATAGGCACGCGCCAAGCGTCGCGGGTGACTTGCGTAAAGCCGGAGGGCACGGCTAGCTTAGTTCTAGGCACATCAAGCGGTATCCACCCCGCACACGCGCGGCGCTACCTCCGCCGCGTGCAGGCAAGCGAGCGTGAGAGCGTTTTTCAAGCATACCGCGCTACCAACCCCCTAGCCGTAGAAAAAAGCGCTTGGGGGAGCGATTACGCGGCTATTTTTGCGTGTGAGGGGGAGGGCACCACGCGCGACGAGCTCACAGCGCTTGATCTACTCGCCCGCGCCCGCGTAGCGCTGAGCGCATGGGTGAAGCCCGGCACCGCCCGCCCTCAACGGCTAGTGGGCGCTTGTCACAATGTGAGCCTTACGGTCAGCGTACAGCCCGACGAGTGGGAGGCCGTTGAGGCGGACTTGTGGGAGCACCGCGCCAGCTATAGAGGGGTGAGCCTCTTAGGCGCGAGCGGTGATTACGATTATCCGCAGGCGCCTTTTCAAGCGATCTACACAGACGAGGAGATAGACGCGATGAACCCCACAGCAGAGCGGCGGGCGGCGATGATCGAGGCGCGCGCGCTTTGGGAGCTCATCAAGCGCACCGCTCAGCCGGTGGACTATGAAGCACAGCTAGAGGGCGAGGACACCACCGCGCCTCTAGCCGTGGACGCTTGCGCCGGCGGTATGTGTGAGCTGAAATAATGAGCGCCGCGCGCCCCGCCCCCACGATAGACCGCCCGCCACTATGGACGGCGCTAGCCTTCGAGGCGATGAGGCGCGCAGATGCACAAGACCACCTAGACGGGCTCGGGGTGCTTAGGGCGCTAGGCTACGCGCACACCCGCGCGAGCGCCCTAGAGCTCTTACAGAGGGCGGGGCACGGGGCAAGGCTGAGCGCCTCAGAGGAGGAGCGCCTAGCGCGACTTGCGACGCGCTTAACGGATATTTGGGCGGCGTGGACGGACGCAGAGCGCGAGGCCTTTAGCGCGGGCTACCTCGATCATGAGCGCCAACCACTAAGCGCGCGCCCCGTGTGGGTGGACACTTACGCCGACACCCCCGCCGGGCTCGATAGCCCTTACACCCCGCACCTATACCAAGCGCGAGCGATAGCCTTTAGCCTCGCTCACCCGCGCGCACTCTTAGCGCTTGAGATGGGGCTAGGGAAAACCCTTATAGCGCTCTACACCGCTCAAGAGCTTTTAAACCGTGGGGGGGTGCGGCGCGTGATCATCGCCGCGCCTAAGAGCGCGCATAACGCATGGACAAAGCACCTCAAGATGAGCGCGCGCCCCTCGCAGGTGTTGACGGGAGCGACGCCCGAAAAGCGAGAGAGCGCCTATACGCGGCTCTATAACGGAGAGCTTGAGCTATTAGTGATCACACATCAGACACTAGCGCTAGATTACGCTTATTTTGCAAAGATACTCAGCACACAGCCCGCCCTATTGATACTCGATGAGGCGCATAAGGCTAAGGCGCAGGACGGCCAAATAGCGCGCGCCTTCGAGGCCCTCGCGGAGCGGGCGGCGCGTGTGTTAGGGCTCACAGGCACCCCCGCGCCTAACAGGGTAGAGGACTTTTATTTAGTGGTGGATCGCATAGCGCCGGGGGCGCTTGGCGGTTATCAAGAGTTTTGCGACAGGTACACATACCGAGTATATGACGCTTGGAGTTCTACAGAGGGCGCGAGCTACACGGCGGGGGCGCTGAGGGCGGATAGGCTCGGCGAGCTCTACGAGCGCCTTAAGGGTGTGCTTTTTGTGAGAACGGCGACCGACCCCGACGCCCGCCTAGACCTACCACCCCGGCGCGACCTCGCCCCCCGCCTAGAGCTCGATGAGATACAGCGGCGCATTTTAAGGGCGCTCGCTCATGCACAGATCGAGCGCGAGGAGGCGCCCGCAGAGTATGAGGCCGCTTTGAGGGGTGAGCGTGGACACCTCGCACAGATCGCCGCAGAGGGGGCGACAGCCAACGCTCAAGCGCTAGGGGTGCGGATTGAACAGCTAGGGATCAGCCCCGCGCTCTTTTCCCCCACATTCGCGCGCCTCGCCCCGCACTACGAGAGCCCTAAGCTAGCGCTTATCGCCGACCAAGTAGCGGCGCACCTAAGCGCCGACCCCACGGCGGGCGCCGTGATCTTTTGTGAGTACACAGAGGGGCTCAGCCACGCGCGGGCGGCGCTCATAAGGCGAGGGCTCGCGGGTGAGCTCATCGACCTCTACACAGGCGAGACAAGCGCCAAACAGAGAGCGGAGATAGAAGGGCGCTTGAACACGGGCGCCGCGCGTGTGGTGTGCGGGCAGACGCGCGCCCTAGAGACGGGCGCCAACCTACAAGAGCGCGCCGACTATGTAGCGCACCTCTCAACACCGTGGAGCCCCGACACGCTCGCGCAAAGTACGGCGCGCGTATATCGACAGGGACAGCGCCGCGCCGTCACCGTGTTAAGACCCTCAAGCACACCGCTAGAGGAGGCTAAGAACGCCGCGCTCACAGCTAAGATCATGAGGGCGGCGGCGCTCACAGGCGCTCTAACCGACGCAGACGCCCGGATCATCGAGACAAGCGCCGACCCCCGCAAACGCAGAGCTCAGCGCGCCTTATTTGAGCGCGGGAGCTATGATTATGCTATGATCGCGGAGCTCTTAGACCTCAAAGCGCTCAACCGTTAAAGGGGGCGGGCTATGTACAGCATAGACATAAACGGCCCGCGCGCCGCCCTCAGCGACCCTTTAACCTTGTGGGAGGTCGCCCGCCAGCTATTCGCACAACGAGCAAAGCGGGTGCGCGGAATATCAGCGGGTGAGGTGCGGGGCGCCGTTGAGATGGAGCCCTACGCGCCCGTTATCCCCGTTATTGAGATACTCAAAGCGCGAGGGCGGGGGGGAGAGGTGGAGCTAGTAAGAGAGCTCGCTGAGGACATGACGCGCCGCTATACGCGCCGCGCCGAGAGCCTCGCCGATGAGCTCGCCGATATGCTTTTAGAGGCGGCGCCCGCCCCCGTTAAAAAGGGCGTGGACACCGACGGCGACGGGCGAGAGCACCCCGCTAAATACTTCACAGGGCTAGACGCAGAGACGCGCGCGGCGCGAGAGCGCGTGATAGAGCGGCGACAAGACGAGGGGATCACGGGGCGGGCGCTGTATGAGGACTTACCCGGCGATGAGACACCCACGCGCCCCTCAAAGTACACACGCACGGCGCTAGCTGAAAAGGTGCGCGAGGAGCAGAAGGGCCCCGGCAAGGAGGCCTTTTTAAGAGCGGCGGCGGAGGTGGGCGGGGTGCGTCGCGCTATCCTGCGGCGGGTATATGATCGAGGGCTCAAGGCGTGGGCGACAAGCGGGCACCGCCCCGGCGCCACCGCTGAGCAATGGGCTATCGCGCGCGTATATAGCTTTTTAACAGGCGGCAAGACGCGCACCACAGCCGACGCAGACCTAGCGCGCGAGGCGGACGCAGACGCGATCAGTAAGGCAGGACTACCTCCGGGGCTCACACGCCCCCCCGAATCGGTAGCCCGCGCGGCGCGCAGAGGGCTAGAGCTCCGCCGCAAGTACAAGCGCGGCGGGCTCAGCACACAAGAGGCGGGGGAGCAGGGGATAGGCTCGGGGGTGCAACGCGCCGTTAACCTCTCACACCGCGACGAGCTCACCCTAGACACCCTTAAAATGATGAGGGGCTTTTTTAGCCGCCACGCCAAGAACGCACGCGGCACACACCCCGACGGCGGGCCGAGCGCCGGCGCTATAGCGTGGCTCTTATGGGGCGGCGATCCGGGGCGCGCGTGGGTGGAGCGCACACTAGACACTATCGAGCGCATGAGCGCAGATGAGGGGCGTTAAGATGTTCAGCGACTTGATCAAGGCGAGACAGCACAAATATATCAAGCGAGTACCGAAGGCGGGCGGGGGCTACACCTACTTTTACAGAGAGCAACACGGCGGGGGCGTGGCGCTAAAGGAGCACATGAAGGCGGGGGCGGCCTTTAGGCTCACGCACAACGGGCAGGAGGGACATTTTCATATCAAGGCGCTAGACGGGGAGCGCTTGACCGTTGAGCATGACGAGAGCGGCGCTAGTGTAGAGATGACACGCGATGAGCTCGCCGCCCTTCTCACTAGACAACACCGCCAAGCGCTACAGGCAGACGCGGACAAGAAGCGAGCGCGAGTAGAGAAGCTCAAGCGAGAGACGCCCGACTACATAGGCAACAAGCGCGCCGAGAGGCTAGCCGCAGAGGCTGAGGCCCGCTTGAAAGTGGGAGAGGAGCGCACCGCCAACCCCACACCCCCGCAGAAGCCCGCCACACCTCAACCCTTCACGCTCAACCAAGCCCGCCAAGCACTCAGCGAGCTAAAAAAGCGCATAATGGAGAACCTCACGCGAGAGGGGACGCCGCCCACAGAGGCAGAGACAGCGGAGCTAACAAGGCTTAATCAAGTAGTCGATATACTCGAAAAAGAAAAAGCAAAAGAGGCGCCCGCTGTTCAGTTAGTGACATATAAGACGGGCGCCACATCGCACCACAACAAGAGCGACGCGATCATAGTTGACGGTTTTGTAGTGGGAGAGATTGAGTACGCCTACGGGCGCGACGGCACAGACCAACCGTGGGAGGTGTATGAGTACGCTGTTAAGCTACCGCTCTTAAATATGTATTACGCCGACAAAGAGAAGAGGTTTAGACACCTAAAAGACGCACAAGAGCACGCTAAAAGAGCCGTCGCCGAGACATTACAAGATAAAGAAAAACCCGCTACAGCCCACACAACCCCGCCCGACTACACCCCGGAAGGCACAGACCCCGACCTATCAACCCCCACGCTAACAGGCGCCTCAGCCGCTCAATATCAGCGGCGCGCGGCGCGGGGGACAGAGCAAAAGATCAAACCTCTAAAATATAAAATGCACCCCGCGTTAAACGCAGATTTTACAAAAAAACCTCAGTCTATGGCGAACCGCGTAAAGAGCGCTTTAAGTATGGCGAACATTTACGATGACCCCAAACATCCCCGCCCCGCAGAAGCCACAGAGGCAGACGCAGAGCTATTAGATGAGCTCGCGGTGACGATCTCAGAACTAGATAACGCCATACTTAGAAAGATAGAGATCGACCCACGCACGCTACGCGCGATCAACTCCTTTAAAACATGGACTAAGGTTTTACGCTCAGAACAGAAGTTTACGAGAGACACACATTTTAGAACACCCTTAAGACAATACGAGGAGCGCAAGACCGCCCGGTGGCTCATTACAAAAGACCTTGAAATACTTAAACCACTACTAGACACAATCGAGCGCATGAGCGCCGGGGAGGTGCGTTAAGATGTTCAGCGATTTGATCAAAGCGAGACAGCATAAATATATTAAGCGAGTACCGAAGGCGGGCGGGGGCTACACCTACTTTTACAGGGAGCAACACGGCGGGGGCGTGGCGCTAAAGGAGCACATGAAGGAGGGGGCGGCCTTTAGGCTCACGCACAACGGACAGGAGGGCCATTTTCACATCAAGGCGCTAGACGGTGAGCGCTTGACCGTTGAGCATGACGAGAGCGGCGCCCGCGTGGAGATGACACGCGACGAGCTCGCGGCCCTTCTCACGAGACAGCACCGCCAAGCGCTACAGGCAGACGCGGACAAGAAGCGCGCGCGAGCAGAGAAGCTCAAGCGAGAGACGCCCGACTACATAGGCAACAAGCGCGCAGAGAGGCTAGCCGCAGAGGCGGAGGCGCGCTTGAAGGTGGGAGAGGACATTAAGAGCGCCGCCACGGAGAACAAGCTAGCGCGCGAGGTGCTCGAAAAGGCGCGCGTGACCCCCGAGAAGGTAGCCGCCGCGCTTGCCAGCTTTTCAAAGAGCAGAGGCCGCACAAGCACAAACCCGGATGTAATGTTTACGGCTAGATTACAGGAGCTAACGACGGGCGACACCGCCGCATATTGCGAAAGCTACAACAAAGCGCTAGAGCGCGCGGCACAGGAGAACGCCGCCGTTTTATCGGCTATTGAGGTTTACAAACAGGCTAAGATAGAGGCATTAGCCGCAAACCCCGACCCTATTATAGCCGACGAGGCGCGATTTAAGTATATTCAAGAGCATACGCAGAACGAGAGGCGCGCATTTGACGAAGCAGAAGCCGCATATCGGAAGGTGCTAAAAGAAGCGAATAATAGAGAGTCGTACGCAGACATACGAGGGGATAGAGCACAGCTCAATATACGGATCGCGGAATATGAGACGCGAGTAGATCAAGCGCGTCAAAAGGCCCGGGAGGCTGACACGGCGCTAAAACAGGCAGAAATACCCGTGAGGGCCGAGGCAGAGCGACTATACCCCGAAGTGACACACGCAGAACGGCAGGAAAACATAAGACAGTACATAAACGCGGCAAGCCTCGCGCTCTTAAAGGAAGTAAGCGCGGCCAACGCCGATTTTCTATATAAAACACTATACCCCGCCGATGTGCTACACGCGAGGCACCAACAATCCTATAAAACAGAAGTAAGCGTTAAACAGTTTGATCTTGTAGGAGAGCTCGCGCACATTGAGGACATACTAGGCAGAGCATACCCCGCACGCGCACAAGACGATCAGACAACATTTATCCATATCTCAAGACCTAAAAAGGGTTTCCGCGAGCAATGTAAAGGCGCCACGATATATTTAACGACAAGAACAAACAATAAAGTAGCCGCGCATGAACTAGCCCACACGCTAGAGCGGCGCGGGCAGGCATACGAGGGGATAGAGCGCGCTGTAACATTGACCCACCTTACACGCATCAATCAAGGGGCGTATAAACAGTACAAAGGGAAAGAGCTTTATTTTGAGGATCAATACACGGACAACTACATAGGCAAACTATACGATGACGGACAGAGCGAAATGGTAAGCATGGGTGTAGAAAACTTTTTCACGACGACAGACGCGAAGCGTCAAGCGTGGGATATAGCATTATTCGCCGCCGCTGATCCGCATCACTATCTACTCACCTACGCTATATTGAAGGGCTACACGCAACCATGAAGCACACGCTAGAGCTTAGATACATGGGGCGCCGCGCGCGTATTATGCTCACATGGACGAATAGCCCCCTAGAGGATACTCACGCCACCTACGAGGGGGACGCGCTACTAATCGCGGCGTACAAGGAGACGCTTGAGCACCGCCCCGGCTACTATATCGGGCCCGCAGAGCTCACTAACAGCATGAGCTACACGAACAGCGCGCAGTACATGAGCGCTTTTTACACGGGGCTCACATACACAATCAGCCCGCCGATTGACCTAGCACCCTTTACCCCAACCGACGACCCGGAGACGGTGTATTAAGATGTTCAGCGACTTGATCAAAGCGAGACAGCACAAATATATCAAGCGAGTACCGAAGGCGGGCGGGGGCTACACCTACTTTTACAGAGAGCAACACGGCGGGGGCGTGGCGCTAAAGGAGCACATGAAGGCGGGGGCGGCCTTTAGGCTCACGCACAACGGGCAGGAGGGACATTTTCACATCAAGGCGCTAGACGGTGAGCGCTTGACCGTTGAACACGACGAGAGCGGCGCTAGTGTAGAGATGACACGCGACGAGCTCGCGGCGCTACTACGCGCCCACCACGCGCCCGCGCTTGAGCGCCAAGTGAAGCAGGCAGAGAAGCAGGCACAGCGCGCGGCGGAGAAGCTAAGAGAGGCTAAGCGCGCGGCGGGGATCGAGGACGAGCCCGCCCCCTCAGCGCCCTCAGCACCTGCACCCAAGCGCGAGCGCCCGAATAACTTTGAGACGATGCCGGAGAGCGAGGGCGGCGACTACAGCGCAACCGACAAGGCGCTAGGCGCGGGCGCCCGCTCAGCCCTCCGCGCAGACCTCAGCAGAGCGCTAGCAGAGGGCGACACGGTAAAGGCGGCGGCCCTCTATGAGCGCCGTGATCAAGATCAAGTGTTTACAGGTGCGCCGCGCGTGGACACGCTCACGGCGGAGCTCATTAAGGGCTCAAAGGTCGAGCAGGACATAGACGGCTCAAGGCGCCGCACGGCGAGGGGACGCGCGAGCGATGAGATGAGGGAGGCGCTAGAGCAGGCGCTAGCAGAGGGGCGGCTACGCGAGACGATCACCGCCAACGGCGCGACCGTTTACACGCCGGGGCCGGCGGCGGCTCGGCGGGCAGATCAAACCGCGTGGAGCCTCACGCTATTAAGCGGGCAGTATGAGTTTATTTTTGACGACTACGCGCAGGCCAACGCGGGCGAGCTACCAACGCCGACCTATGAGGACATTGACAGGAGCGAGGAGCGCGAGCCCGCACGCAAAGACGCGGCGAAGGTTAACGCCCTCCTAGAGCAGTTGAGCGAGCTAGTTAAGGGCAACCCCGCCCTAGCCCTCGATCCGCGCGTAATCGCGCTCTTAGGCTCACAGACAGAGCCAAAGCGCGAGGGGCGAGAGATGGATATTATCCTGCCGGGGCTACCGGGTAAGAGCGAGCGACAGCGCGCGCGCTATGTGCTCATCGAGGCGGGCGACGCGATCCCCTCACACGACCCGCTCAGCTTCTCACCGCGCCAAGACTACCCCGAAGGGATACAGGAGCGCGCATATCATCAAGAGCGCGGCGAACAGCTCAAGGTTTTGAGGAATGTGAGCGGCTTTAACCCCGACTTTATGATCAACACCAACCCCGACGCCACCAACGGCGCACCCATCATCACCCCCGAGGGTGTAGTGTTAGGCGGGAACAGCCGCACTATGACACTCCAGCTAGTTTACGCTAACCGCCCCGACCACGCGCAGGCCTACAAAGACAAGCTACGCGAGGAGGCGGCCGCTTTTGGCTTTAGCCCCGCTGATGTGGACGCCCTTAAAGCGCCAATGTTAGTGCGCGTATATGACCCACCCGCCGATGACGCACGCACACTAGCCCAGATAGTGCGCGCGGCGAACGCTACCAAGATGCAAGGTATGGAGGGGCGCATAAAGGGGCGCGCGCTTGCCTCACAGCTCAGTCAAGAGACGCTCAGAACACTTAAAGCGACCCTCGCGCGCGTCCCGCCGGACTACTCAATAAACCGCTTTTTAACCAAACCGAGCAACGCGCTCACGGACTTTTTAACGGCGCTAAGGCGCGATAAGATCATCACCGATCAAAACGCCGTTGAATATATCCGCGACGACGGCACGCTAAACGCCAACGGGCGAGAGCTGATTATGCAAACGCTAATAGGCTATATCCTCCGTGACGAGGCGCTACTAGCGAGCCTCGATTTTAGCACCTACGAAAACCTCACCGTAGCCGTAGGCAAGCTAGCCGCGCAGGGGCTCAGCGATCAGACGCGCAAGAGCCTAGCCGACGCTATCGCCGTTTATAACTACGCGCTCAATAAAGACATAATCAAAGCGCGGCAGAGCCCCGAGAAGCGCGACGCGAACATTAGAGAGATGTTATTCGGTCAGAGTACATTTGACTTTGGCGAGCAACGCGGCGAGAGCCTCGCGGCGGCGCGTGATATTCGGAGCATGATTAACCGCGTGAGCGCCGACCCCCTCGCTAACAGCTTTTTAAAACTATTTGTGCTCAACCCCACGCCCACCGCGCTAGAGGACTCTATAGATGAGTTTATCTCAATGACAGAGGCCCCCGAAGTAGAGGATTTTTTCGCCGCACCTCCGCTAGACTATAACGAAGCGGCGGACAAGCTAGGCGCTCAGCTCGCCGAAAGACACAACCTCCCCGCCGACGCGCGCGGGGCGTATCGCTCAGTCGATGCAGAGGGCTAGCCCGTGCCATACCCCAACGAACACGCCGCAAGGCAAGCAGACCCCGCAGGCTATAAGAGCTTTAGACGCGGCGAGATCGCGCCCGGTATCAGCGCTATTTACGGCATCACCGCCGACGGACGCGCAGAGATACAGGCGCTAAGGGCCGACCGCACCCGCTACACCGTCGAGCAGTTTAGAGCATGGCTTACTAAGACAGGCTTCAAGCACACGGCGATTGAGCCCGCCACAGGCGACGCGCTCGCTAAGGCTGTTTTGAGGGTGTTTAGAAAATGAGGCTAGTAGAGGCTGAGCTGAGGGCGCGTGAGCTCATACAGGCGCGATATGAGGGGCTCATAGTGGAGCTCTTAGGGCCTCGCGCTAGCGGGCTCACAGACGAGCGGATCGCGGAGCTCATCGAGCAGGGGCACCTAGACCCCGCCGCTATTTACAACGCAGACGGCCGCCGGCGCGCAGATCAGCCCCTAGACCCTATCCTATTTATAAGGCTCGCGGGCGCCCCCTACTTTAACGCGAGCGAGGCAGAGCGGGCTAAGATGCGCTACGCCACGCTAAGGGAATGGGTAGATAGGCTAAGCCCCTCGATCAGCGCGCGCGAGGAAGCGGCACCTCAGCGCATAGACGCCACAGCGCCTCTATTCAAGGTAGAGCGACCCGTACCGCCTAACCCCGGCCCTCTACCACCGCCCCAAGCGATCCCCAAATGGATCAGCCAAAGCGAGCGCGCAGGACTGCTAGAGGCGTATCGCAACGCGGGCGGCTATATTCGAGGGCTCGGGGTGGACTTTGCAGATGAGATGAGCGCGCGCTTTTATGAGCGATGGAATGGCCCACAGCTACTCAACACACCCGACCCCGCCAAGCGCGCGGCGGCGCTTGAGGTGATCCGCGCGGAGGTAGGCGCCGCCGTATTGACACATGACACCGCCGCAGATGTAGCGGGGCGCATACGCCAACGCACGGGCGACCTAGCGCGCGATTTTCAGCGCATCGCGGAGACAGAGCTACAGGCGGCGCACAATGAGGGCCAGCTTTACCACGCGCTCTACACGGGCGGCGAGGGCGCCAAGATCGCACGCATACCCGAAACGGGCGCCTGTAAGACTTGCCGGGCGCTATTTCTCAACCCCGACCAAACCCCGCGCCTATTCACCCCCGGCGAGCTCATATCAAACGGCGTGAATGTGGGGCGGCGCCGCGCAGACTACCGCGCGACTGTTTACCCGCCTCACCCTAGATGTAGGTGTGATACAATCACCGTAAGACCGGGGCAGACTGTGACGCGCGACGGGCGCATAATCGCCGACAAGGAGGCGCCATGAAGTTAACAGGCTCGATAGACATTTTTAAGAGCGACGCCGCGCCCGATGAGGAGCGCCCAACCGCTTTGATTAGGGGCGTGATCTCTACTGAGAGCGTTGACTTACAGGGCGAGACAATCGCGCAGAACGGGCTAGATTTTAGTTATTTCCTCCGTAAAGGGTGGCTTAACCTCGACCACAAGCCCGGCGTTGAAAATGTGCTAGGCTACCCGCTCAGCGTCGAGACGCGCGGGCGCGAGACGCACCTAGAGGGCGTGCTACTCCTCGACCGCCCAAAGGCTAAAGAGGTCTATGACACCGCGCGGAGCTTACAGAAGGCGGGCGGCGGGCGGCGCTTAGGCTTTAGCATTGAGGGACAGGTGATCGAGCGCGACCCTAAGAACCCCAAGCGCATACTCAAGGCGCGCGTGCTTAACTGCGCTATCACACACAACCCGATCAACGCAGACACCACGCTAGAGCTACTCAAGAGCCTCATAGGCTACCAAACGCCAAGCGCCCCCGCTAACGGCGAGAGCCTTAGCGCCCTAGTGCCACAACAGCTCAACCCCCAAATAGCTAACGCGGCGGGGCCCTCTCAAAAAAATAATGATTTTTACGATAGCGTTTTAGCTGATACAATAAGGACGCTTTACGCCAACTACCCCGCCGCCCCCCTCGCCGAGATCACAAAGGCGGCTCAACAGATGATGGAGGCTAGGCGACTATGCGCCGAGACGATCTAATCGAGATGATGAAGGCGGCGGGCGTGGCCCCCGCTGAGGCTGAGGCCCGCGCCGACGCCACCCTAGCGGACAACCGCGCCGCCGACACGCTCAACAAGAGCCTAGAGGCCCTCGCCGATGTGGCTAACGCGCAGGCGCAGGCAGAGGCCGCGCAGGCTGAGCGCTTGCAGAAGGCCGTTGAGAGCGCAGAGCTCAGCCTAGCCGAGAGCCTCGCGCCCGCGCTTGACGCCATGTTGACCGAGCAACGCGCACAGAACGCCGCGCTTGCTAAGGGCCTCGCCGGCGCCCTAGAGCTCATCAAGGGGCTCAAGGCAGACCTCAAGAGCCTCCGCGACGCTCGCCCCGCACAGCTCGCCCCTATCGCTAAGAGCGTGGACTTTATCCCCGCCCCCGGCGAGGTGAAGGGCGCCGCCGTTGACGCGCGCGATGAGCTCATTAAGGCTCTCGCCACCGCTACCACCACCGACGCTAACCGCGCCGCTCAGCTTATGCACGCCGCCGCCCTCCTAGAGAGCGGCGCCGACCCCCTCGACATCAAGAGCCGCTTTTTTTAAGGAGCCCCGCAGATGATCACCTCTCAGAACCTCGCCGCGCTTATGGCCGATCTCAACAAGGGCACCGTGGGCTATCAGACGCCCCTAGTCCCCGCCGGCGGCTCTCAGACCGCTAACAACCTCTCGCCCCTTATCCCTCAGCAGTTGAGCCAAACGCTGAGCGTGGCGACCTCCTCGATGAGCGATCTCAAGCTGTGGCCTATGCTTAACAAGGTCGCCGCTATGAACACGGTGGTTGAGTATAACCGCGTGCTGAGCCACGGCGCTGAGCACTCCCCGTTTATCGCTGAGGGCGGTATTGGCGCGCTCAACCGCGCCACCTATCAGAAGGTCGCCGTGCAGATTAAGTATCTCGCGGAGCGCCGTGAGATCACCGATGTTGCCTCATTCGTGAGCCTCAGCGGGCCCTCAACCGACGCCCTCGCGCTTGAGACGACGCGCGGCACGGAGGCGCTGTTGCGCCGCGTCGAGAAGGAGCTTTTCTACGGCGACAGCTCCGTCAACCCCCTCGCGTGGGACGGTATCATTAAGCAGATCAAGGACGCGGGCAATGTGGCCGACCTTCGCGGAAAGGCCGTGACCCCCGATTACTTGCAGGAGGTGCTAGGCGCCCTCTACTCAGCGCCCTTCTATGGTATGGCCTCCCATATCCTAGTTACGCCCCGCGTGCTCAGCGAGCTCATTAAGCAGACTGTGACCTTTGGGCGCCATGATCAAGTTAACTTCTCTAACGGTATGCTAGGCTTCGGCTCGAACAGCATCACCATTAGCGCCCCTTACGGTATGATCCCCGTCGTAGCGTGCCCGTTCCTTGAGCGTCACGACCGCATTGCCCCCGCCGCCGGTGTGTCGGGTGTGTTTGACGGCTCCGTGGTGACGCCTACGATCAGCGTAGCGCCCGCCGCCGCCTCTAACGCCGCCTCTCAGTTTGTGGCGGCCGATGAAGGCGCCTATCGCTATCGCGTGGTGCCCGTGGGCCCCGCCGGTGTGGGCGTCGCCGTGGACACCGCCGCCGTGAGCGTCGCCGCCGGTGAGAGCGTGAGCTTTACTATCGCCCAGAGCGACTCTAGCGCGACCGTGAGCCACTACCGCATTTACAGAAGCGCCCCCGACGCGGCCAACGCCAACGGCGCGCTCCTCGTCCGCGAGGTGGCCAACGGCGGCGCTACTACTGTGGTGGTTGACCACAACGCCGACCTCCCCGGCGCCTCGCCTATCCTGCTCATCAACAGCGGCGCGGATCACATGGCTTACTATCAGATGTTGAGCCTAATCCGCCGCCCCCTCGCGCAGATTAACAGCTCTTACCCCTTCCTGTTGATGATGTTTGGCGCCCCCGCCGTCATGCTCCCCTCTAAGATGTGGGTGATCAAGAACGCCGGCGTGAACCCCGCGCAGGGCCTCCCCTCCGCCTAAGCGGTAGCTGAGCTTAAAGAGGTGCTAGATGTGGCGCAGTAGAGGTTTTAAAGAGGGTGTGTTGAGTATCGCCGGGGCGCCCGTCGCCGTTGAAGGCTACATTATCACCACCCCCGACCTCACGCCCGCACAGATTGAGCACCTCACCCGCTCTAGCGCGTGGACACTTTTAGCGGAGGCGCCCGCCGCCCCCGCGCTATCGCCCCTAGAGGAAGCAGAGGCGCCCGCCGCCCCCGCGACCCTAGAGGGCGAACAATCCCCCACCCCCGCGCCGGTAAAGCGACGCGGGCGGCCTAGAAAGGGCTAGATTATGAGCTCAGCGCTAGAGGCGCGCGGCTATAACGCCGCATGGCTTAAATCTACTTTTCTACTAGGCGTTGATCTCACACTAGACGACGGCACGCCTTACCCCGAGGCTGTTTTTACAGACGCTCTCGCGCAGGCTGAGCGCGCGATAGGTGACGAGCTAGGGCTAACCCTCGCCCCTCAGACGATCCGCGAGCGCCAAGACCGAGAGCCGGGGCTAAGCGCGGGGTGGTACCCTATCCGCACCCGGCACCGCCCGCTATTGAGCGTTGAGGAGCTCGCCGTTCTATATGGGCGCTCAACCTCGCGCGCGATCCTCCCCTCTACATGGGCGACAATCCCCGAACCTATGGCGGGACAGATACACATTATCCCCACCACAGACGGCGCGGCGAGCTATGTAATCAGCGGCGGCCAACCGATCATTTTAGGCTTTGGAGGGTTAACGGGTGTTGACCCTTATATCCCCGCCTACTTTGAAATCACTTATCGCGCAGGTTTCCCCCTATATACGGGCTCCGCGACAATCCCCGCCGGAGCGCTCAGCGTCGAGGCGCCGCTAGGGGTGAGCCTACAGGACATTTACAGCGCGAGCGCGAGCACCGGCGCCACGGTGAGCGCTAAGGGCTATAACAGCATCACGCTTACCCGCACAGGGATCAACACCGCCGCGCCTTTAACTGTATCATGGACTGTGGACACCCTACCCGCGCCGATAGTACGCGCTATAGGGCTACAGGGCGCGAGCCTCGCCCTCAATATCGCAGGCGACCTCATCGCGGGCGCGGGTATCGCACAACAGAGCCAAAGCATCGACGGGCTCAGCCAAAGCATCAGCACCACAGCGAGCGCGACTAACGCGGGCTACGGCGCGCGCCTTATTCAGTTTGAAAAAGAGCTAAAGAGCCTCATGAAAACGCTAAGGGCTACTTACCGCGCGCTCCAAATGGCCGCGCTGTAAGGGGGCGCCTGTGCTTTTACCTTCACGCCAACCTCCAAAGCTAATCCCCCGCGCCGACTTTAGGCCCGATGAGTTTAGAAAGCTCATTTTTAGTCAAGGGCTCCGCGTGAGGTGGGAGCTCTCTAGCTTGTGCCCGTGCAACGCCCCCGCCACGGCTAGCGGATTTCAAGCGACCCTCAGCACGAGCGCACCGACACGCCGAAACCGCCCCGACTGCGACGCTTGCAACGGGCGCGGCTACCTCTACCACAGCGGCCAAGAGATTAGAGCGCTAGTGACCGGCGCGCGCCGCACAGATGAGCGCTTTAGCGCGGTGGGGGGCTCAGAGTTTGCAGAGGGGCTCATAGGGCTCTCATTATTGCCCGAACACTTGCCCGCTATGGGCGACCGTTTCACTGTGCTAGACGCAGAGTTAACCTATCGCGAGGTTATCACGCGCGGGGCGGGCTCCACCGATACGCTCACCTACCCGATATCGCAGAGAACACACGACCTCGCGGGGGGCGCCGTCACCTTCGGCGTGAGGTATGCGAGGAGCGCCGCCCTTAGCGGGACTGTGACCGGGGGGCGCGCATATGTAGAGGGCGTGGATTTTAGCGCCGCTAGCGGGGTGATCACATGGACAGCGCCCGACGCACCCCCCACAGGCGCGCGCGTAGCCGTGGAGTATTACACGCAACCCGCTTATATCGTGCAGGGGCAACCGCACGCTATACGCGACGCCTACCGCGCATTTAAGGCGCCGGCGCCTTTTCATATCTCACTACCGATCTACGCAGAGGCGCGGCTAGAGCAGTACGGCGCCCCGCGTGAAGGGGGCGGGCTATGACACTTAGCACAGGGATTGATCAAGCGAGCCGACTAGCGCGCGCCTATCGCATCGCTGAAGTAGTCGCGGCGGCGTGGAAGGCAGAGGCGCAGGCTTACGGGCTCAAGAGCACTCTAGCGCTCTACAAGCGCGCGGTACAGATACGCGAGGTTAGCGCTAATCATGTAATCATATCCCTTAGCGGGATAGTGCCACTCATGATCGAGGAGGGCGTAGCGGCGCATGATATGCGGGCCTATCTACTCCGCACACAGCGCCCCGGCGCCTCGCCGATCCGCTATGTAAAGAGCGGGCCGCGTAAGGGTGAGCCTTACAGGTACATCATGTTTAGACGCACGGCGGCGGACATTAAAGAGTACGGCGGGCGAGGAGCGCAGACCGCCGCGCGCCAGCTTGCCCCCTCGATGAGCGCCACGGGCGGGCGCCTACTTATCGGCGGGCGCTACTCCAACCCCTCAGCGCACTTCATCAATAAGCTAGGGATTAGGAGCACCTCCCCCGCGCTTAGCGGTATGGTAAGGCTAGAGGCGACAACCACAACCGCCGCAGGCGCACCCGGCACAAACACCACTTACGCCGCATGGCGCACCGTCAGCACAAAGCGCGCGGACGCTTGGCAACACCCCGGACGCCCCGCCGCTAACCTCGCGGCGCGCGTCGCCGCTCAAATCCCTCAGCTAGTACAGGCGGCGGGCTTATGATACATCATCACGCGCTCAGCGCCCTACAGCCCGCGCTAGCCTACTACTTTACACCCGCGAATAAAGCGGCGTGGGTCGCGCTATTCAGCGACACGGCGAGCAACAGCGCGCACCTAGACGCGCTTTACACAGAGCTGAGCGCCCAAGCGCCCGACCTCCGCCCCTACGCACAGGCAGGGCTAGCCAAGCCCCCTTGTGTAATCGCACAGCTCACCGCCCGCCGCGTGACAGATCGCCCACTAGGCGGCACTTGGAACGGCGGCGAGAGCCTCATAAGCGAGCAGAGCGCGACGCTTGAAATACTCGCGCGCGGAGCCGATGAGGCCGACGCTCTAGCGCAGACCGTCTTAAAGGCGCTACAGCAGGCCCGCGCCGACTTTTTACGCAACGGCTATATTTACATCGAAACCGGCACAATGAGCGAGCTAGCGCCACATGAGACGCTCAGCGCGGAGGAGCTCGGCGTGTATGTGCGCCGGCTAGAGCTACGCGGGCGGCTCATGGAGGGCGCTACACGGCTCGGCGCGTGGGATAGCACGCTAGGGCCCCTTACTTTAGGGGTCACACCTAACGGGCGCGTACAACCTATAACAAGCGGCGCGCTTTAGGCTATAATGCACAGGACACCTACAAGGCAGGAGTAAAACGCTATGCCGAGCACCCTAACGCTAACCGGGCTCCCCGCGACCGCGCGCCCCGGTATCTATGCGCGCATTGACGCGAGCGCCCTAAGCGGCGGGGCCCCCGATAGCGGGCGGCTTGCGCTAGTGGGCGATTTTCCCACATTTCCCACCGCAACGCCCGTAGAGTTTACCTCACGGCGCGCGATGAGCTCTTATGACACAAGCGACGCCGACCTAGCACAGCTCGCCGCGCTCAGCTTCAACCCCTCAAACGACCCCCTCGCCAACCGTGGCGCCTCCGCGCTCATCATGATCAACGCCCGCGAGGCTTGCACCGCCGCTAGCGTGGACTTTGGGCCCGTGATCCTCACCTCAAAGGTGTATGGCCCGCGCGGGAACCGCCTAAGCGCCGCCCTCACCGTGAGCGGCGATAGCCTTAGCCTAGCGCTTAATCGCGGGGGGCTCAGCGAGAGCTTTAGCGCGACCTCCAACGCCCTATTCACGCTCACCAACAACACCGGCGGGAGCCTCGCGCTCACCGTTGAGGAGGGCGTGATTACGCTTGAGGCTAGCGGCGGGGTGATCCTCGCCACTATCACCGAGAGCGAGGCGCCCGACCTCCGCGCCGCCGTGGCGATCCTCAACGGCCTAGAGGATATTAGCGCGGAGCTCATCGAGCCGGGGCTAATCACCCTCGCAGAGCTCGACTACAAGCTAACCTCAGTCTCAAACGGCGCGACGCTCACCTATAAGGCGCCGGGGCGCGCCCTCACCGCCGCCCTCACCGCCTCGCGCCTAGTGACCGCGAGCCAAGACACAACGAGCGGCGCGGGCACCCTTAGCACCTCGACGCAGTACGCCACCGGCGGCGCGCAGGGAAGCGCTCTAGGGTGGAGCGCCGCGCTTGAGGCTATCGAGGCTCAGAGCGTGCAACTTGTGTGTATGTTCAGCACGGACAGCGCCGCTCATGCACTACTCCCCGCGCACCTCACCGCCTCCGCCCTCGCAGGCTACGAGCGCCAAGCATACGCCGCGATCCCTTCGACCACTACTCTAACCTCCGCGCGCACCCTCGCCGCCGCCCTCAATAATCCGGGGATCGCGCTAGCCGCTCAGAGCGTCACCGTGTACGACCCGCGCGGGCGCATCACAGCACTCGACGCCCGTTATACAGCGCTAATCCTCGCCGCCATGCAGGCGGGCTCAGATGTAGGCGAGCCCCTCACCCGTAAGCGCCCCGCGATCCTCTCAACGGCGCAAGTGTGGGACACGCACGCCGACATTGAGCAGGCGCTGAGGGCGGGGCTATGTGTGATCAGCCGCGACCAAATAGGGCCCCGCGTTGAGCGTAGCCTTACCTCATGGCTTGAGGATAATAACCCCGTTTACACCGAGATTAGCGCGTATGAGAGCGTGCTTTTTTCTGTGCGCGACCTCCGCACAGCTCTAGCCGACCAAATCGGACGCCCTACTAAGGCGTCACAGATGAGCCTCATCGAGAGCCGCGTTAACGCGCGCCTCGCGGCGCAGGTGCGCGACGGGCGCATTAAGGCCTATCAAGGCGTCACGCTTGAGGACTTAGGCGATCAAGTAGCGATCTCTTATCAAGTGGCGCCGGTCGAGCCCCTTAACTTTATCGCTATCACCGCGATAGCTCAGCGCATCAGCGCCTAAAGGAGCCTAAAAAATGCCTGCATATAGAGCTATTAGCGGCGCAAGCTGTAAGGTTTACCTCGCCGCCACCGGTCAAGAGGTGGGGTGGGCCACGGGCGTTGATGTAACGGAGACAATCCAAAATCAGCGCGTCGATGTTATCGGTGATATTGACTCACAGGAGATTACGCCCGTTAGGCGCTCCGTTAATATGAGCGTGGCCGCGATGCGTATTCAGCGCACCCCGCTAGAGGGGCTCGGCGTGTGGACGCAGGGCGACACGGCGACGGTTTTAGCCACGCCCGCGCTAGACTTCGCCGTGATTGATGACACCACCGGCGAGACGCTTTTGACGCTACAGGGCTGTAAGCCCTCAACGCGCTCTTTTAGGGTGGACGCTCAGAGCCTATTTAGCGAAAACCTTAGCTTTGATGTGCGCCGGATCATCTACCCCGGCGCCTAAGCTAGACACACGCGCGCGAGGCGCTTAGACTGAGGGCCCCCCACAAGGAGCACCCGATGTTTGAGCACCTCAAGACACACAAAGCGCCCGCCACCACAGCGCCCGCCTCAGAGCCCCCCACAGGCTTAGAGCGGGTGTTGAACATTGAAACAGAGCTAGGCGGGCAGGTGCGCCGCGCCACCGTCACCGCGCGCGTAATGGACATGAGCGCCAAGATTGCGCGCGACCGCCTCGCGGCGGAGCTCGCCGCGCCCTCGCGCTTTGACGACCTACCCACCGCCGCTCAGCTCCGCATATGGGCCACCGCAACGCTAGCCTACAGCCTCACAGACGCGCCCGCGTGGCTGAGCGAATGGGCGGGACTCTATGACCCCCTTTTATTCGCGCTTTTCGAGGAGGTGAGCGCCCATGAGCGCGCATTTTTTCGCGGACACATGGAGGCGGGCGCAGATACAGCGAAAGAGCCCCGCGTGGAGATTAAGCGCCTCACTCTACCCGCTCTTTGAACCTTGCCCTCTCGACCCCACGCGCCCTAACGCTCACCCCGCTAGCGTTATTGAGCGCGGACTAATGGAGCTGAGCGAGGAGGCATTTAACGCGGCTCAACCGGCGGAATGTGCTAAGATAAAAGCCAATCAGCCCGCCCTAACGGGTGTCGCTTGGATAGATGAACAAGAGCGCGCGAGGTACAAATGAGCTCAGAGGTCACAATCAAGATCAACCTCGATGAGGCGGGCGCGATCAAGGATATTGAAACGCTCAAGCGCCACCTCGAACAGCTCGCGCGCCAAGCGGCTAATATCCCCGTAGGGGGGCCACCCGCGCCCGGCGCCCCCGCTCCCGCCCCCGCTCCGGCACCCGGCGCCCCCCTCCTCCGCGATGAGCGCGGGCGCTTTTTGCCCCGCCATATGCAACCGAGCTCACCCGCTTACAACCCCGGCGCGGCACCCGGCGCCCCCGTGCCCGGCGCCCCCGCGCCCGGCGCCCCCGCACCCTCAGCGGGCGCCCTATTCAGAGAGGGCGGGCAGAACGCCGCCGGCGCGGGTGCTAACCTATTCAACGCCGCTCAAGCATTTATGACACAGAGCGCGGGCGGGGTAGTATCTCAGCTTGGCACAGTCGCCGCAAACTTACCCTCATGGGCTATCGGTAGTAGCGTACTCAGCGCCTATCTAGGGATAAAGGGCGCCTCTCTACAGGCGCGCGAGGCGCTCGCAGGGCAAGCGAGCGGGCTAGAGGGGCTAGAGGCGACAATAGCGGGCGCCGTGGACATGAACGGCCAAAGCACACAGGGCGCCGCAACACGCGCCGCCGCCTCTATTGCCTCTCTAGGTTTTGGAGCGAGCGAGGCCCGCCAGCTCATGGGCTCAAGCGCCTCCGCCTTCGGGCTCGCTCAAACCTTCGGCGACCTAGAGGCAACGCTAGGCGACCTCGCCACAGCGCAGAAGCAAGGGCTCAGCCCGCAAATGATCAGCTCACTAGCGGGCGCGATTAGCCAAGCGGGAACAGGGCCACAAGGAGAGCAGAGCGCCCGCGCCTCTTATGAGCTCGCTTTTCAGATGAGGAACCTAGCAGAGCAGGGGCTAGACCTTCGCGGCGCAGGGGTCAACCGCTTTTTAGCGGGTATGCAGGGCGCTATAGACAACCTCGCGGGGCAAGGCATCACCACCACGGGACAGGGGCTAGCGGCGACTGTGCGCGCCGTGAGCGCGGCTACAGGTCGAACAGGGCTAAGACCGCTACAGATCACCCAAGCGCTAGGCGGGGCGGCGGCGGGCGCGCGCGCGGGGTTTGCGGGGCAGTTTGGCGGGCTCGTGGACGCGGCGATACAGGCGGAGGCCTTTAGCAAAGCGGAGAGCCCCCTAGAGGCGCTCCAAATCATGGAGCAGATACAAGCAGACCCGCGCAGGGTGCAGGAGATATTAAAGAGTCAGCTAGGCGGCGAGGGCGCCGCGCTCGGGCTCGCCTCGATCCCCGGAATAGGCGCGGGCGAGGCTCAAAGGCTAGCTAACGGTCTATCAGCCTACACAGGCGCCGACGCGCTAGGGCTAGGCGCAAGACAGACGCGCGCGCAAGTGGAGGCGGGCCTTACTGTGAGCGCCGCACAAGCAAGGGCAGATCAAACGCTCATCAACCAAGCGCGAGCTAATGAACCGCTCTTAGTGGAGCTCACGCAGATTAGCGCAGACATTAAAAGCGCCATGCTCAAGTTTACCGACGCTAGCGACAAGATCACCGCGCTAGCCGCAGGTGTGGCCGCCGCCCTCGATAAAATAGCGAGGTACACCCCTTGAAAGTAGAGCTCTACACCGACACAGAGCGGCGCGATTTAACGACCTATACCACCTCCGCCACATGGACGGCGACCACGCGCGCGCCTTACATGAGCGCCACGGTGACACTAGCCGCGCCTTTTGCGCTCTTAGAGCAGATCGCCCCACAGGGCGAGGGCGCTTTGAGCCTCGACGGGTGGCTAGTCATTTTAGAGGAGGTGGGCGGTCTAGAGCGTGCAGTATTCGCAGGCCCCCTTACAGGCGCGAGCTACACCCTAAGCGCCGACAGTAGCGCGGGACTAGAGGGACTAAGGCGCCTCGATGCGCTCACCCTCACGGCGGGCTCTTTTATCCACTACATGAGCGAGGCCGCAATAGCGCTCAGCGCGCGCGCCGTGGGCGCACCGCCGGGGCACATCTACAAGCTCAATGAATGGGCGCCGCTTATGCGTCAGCTCATCGCCGCGCCGTTTAGCGGGCCTTATATCGGCGCCGCCTTCGCCCGCCTATTCGCCGCCCTTGCAATCCCCTACAGAACACCCCTCACCCTCGCGGGGGGGGCGTCGCTCGCGCTTGTGGGTGTGGCTTACGATGAGCCGACCACCGCGCTAGAAGCACCACGCCGCCAACTAGACGCGCGAGGGATCACGGGCGCCGCCGTTAATGCAGTCTCAGCCGCCGCCGCCCCCGCCGGCTCACCGTGGACTCTCTTAACCTCGATATTCGACCCCGACCCCACAATCACGGAGCTCTTTTTGAGCTTAGAGCCCGACACATCAGCGAGCGACCCGCTGAGCCTCGCGCTAGGCGCGCGCCCCGTACTAATCCACCGCTTTAGACCCTTTACAGAGGGCGCACTTGAGAGCGGCGCGGCTATAGGTGCAACAGAGGCGCCCGCCCACCCGCGCGCCCGCGCCTCCTTCATCGACGGTGTAATCAGCTTGAGGGCGGCACAGACGGACGCCGACCGCATAAACGGCGCTTATATCAGCTCACCGCTAACCGCCTCGCGCGGGGTGGATAGCTTCGGGCTCATCGCATCGCCCCGCCTCGACCCCCTCGACATTGAGCGCGCGGGGCTGAGGCTCTACCGCGCTCAATGGCCCTATTTTCCCCCCGGCAAGACTGAGGGCACCTATAGCGCTCACTCTCAATATATAGTCGATATAACCGACCAAATAACCCGCCACCAAGAGCGCTACATGAGCGGCGATATAAGCGCACGCTATCAGCCTCAGCTAGCGGCGGGAATATGGATTAAAACGCCTATAGGCGACCACGCGCGCACCCGCACGCTATACGCCTATATTGAGAGCGCGACGCATACAATCAGCATCAGCGAGGGTGGGCTAATCTCGCGCCGCTCTACGCTGAGCTTTACGCGAGGATTTTTTGAATGATCCGCAAAGGCCCACCCGCTAGAGCGCCCGTACTAGGGCTCATGCGCGTAGTCACTCGCCGGGTGATAGAGGGCGCGCCCTACGCCGACCTCATCGACAGGGGCGGGCGCCTCTACACGGACGCAGAGATTTTAGGGCTAGGCGGCGCACCTAACGAGCTTGCCGCGATCCCCCCGGAGGGCGCCGATGTGCTCACCCTCACCACCCCCACAAACGCCCCGCTCATCATAGGCTCTTTTAGCGTCGCCACAGACCGCGCCGCACAGGTAACGCTCAGCGCGGCGGGCGAGTACCCCCCCGACGCCCTCGCCCTCGATCATACAGCGCTCAAGAGCGCGGGGGCGCGCATCATCGCGGGAGAGGCGGCGCTTTACGCTGAGCCCCTTTTAAGAGTACAGGGGCGCCTAGAGGTGAGCGATGGAGCCACGCCCGCACAGAGCGGGGCGGTAGCTGAGCCAACGCTAGACACCCTCGCGCAGTACCAAAGCGCTATTAACACGCTCGCCGCCGCCGTGGAGGCCCTCCGCCTAGCTTGTGCTAACGCCCCTAACGCCGCCGCCGTACCCGCCGCGCTACAGGCGGCCGCCTTAGCTATTCCCCCCCTATCCCCTACCCTCGCGCCCCCCCCTAATGCTACAATAGCAAGCGAGCTTCTAAAGGTGGAGAGATAGCATGAACACCGCGAGCCCGCCGCCGGGAATAGCGCCACCGGGGATCATAGCCGACCTCGCGCGCCTTAATATGCGCTACCTGTTAGAGCACCGCGTAAACGGAATACTTAAAGCGGCTGTAGCGCTACCTCTACCCCCGCAGGCCTACAGCGAGCAGGCCGACGCGCCGCACCTCATCACCTACACGCTCGGCGGGGTTTTGCGTGAAATGGCGCCACAGAAGCGCAGGCAGATCACCCTCAGCGGATCGAGCGGATATGACGCCCGCACAGGACACACGCGCGAGGGCCTCATTACATCTCAGCCGGGGCCCGTTTTACTCGCAGAGTTTAAGGCCTTTATTGAAGGCTATCTAACAGACGCGGCGAGCGATGGGCCTCAAAATATCTCATCAATAGGCTACGCGAGCTCACAGATTACAGATAAGCATCAGCTCATTTTTAGAGCAATAGACGAGGGCGCTAACTACGCCGTTGAGGTGATGGGACTAAGGATTGACCGCGACGCACAGCTAAACCATTTCGGCCGCGCGTGGACGCTGAGCCTAGAGGCTTACGATGAGGCGCTCACCGTGCAAGCGGGCGCTTTTGCGGGCTACATCGAGGCGCTAGAGACGATCACCGGGGCGGTAAACACAGCCGCCGCCGCCGTCGCGGTAGCCTCCGCCGCCGTTAATGGCGTAAACAGCCTAGCCCGCCTCACGCTCGGGCCCTTCGACGCGCTGAGGAATGTGACCGCCGCGCTAGGTGAGACGCTCGCGGGCGTAAGTAGCCTCGCCGCGCTACCCCGCGACCTCATGAGGCGCGCGGCCTTCGCGGCGGGTGAGGTGCGCCGAGATGTGACGCGCCTATCATATGATTTAGAGCGTTTCCCCTCAGCGACCGGCGCCGCGTGGGAGGCGCTCACAGCCGCGCTACTAGGCGCCGATGAAGCGCAGACTCAGCTAGAGGCTATGAGCGCCGTGATCCCTCAGCGGGTGGATTTAGACACCTACACAGCGCCCCCGCTCACAGCCACCGAAACGCCCTCAACCGCGCCAAGCGCTAGCGCCTCGATCCCCTACCCTTTAAGGCTAGGCGAGACGCTAGAGCACCTCGCGGCGCGGGTGTTAGGGAGCGCGGCGCTTTGGGAGCAGATAGCGGAGCTCAACGGGTGGATAGACGCGGAGACGCTAGGGAGCGGGCGCCCCGCTCGCGCGGGTGATTTAGTGCTAATCCCCTTGAGCGAGAGCGCCGCCCCCGCCCCCGCAAGGGAGCGCGACGCCTTCGGTACAGACTTAAGACTAGATGAGCGCGGCGAGCTCATTTTAAGCGGCGCAGACCTCGCCACCGTGAGCGGCGCCGCCAACATAGAGCAGGCTCTAGGGCTGAGGCTCAAGACCACGGCGCTAGAGCTAGCGTGGGCGCCCGGCTATGGACTCCCCACGCTCACAGGTACACGCCTAACAGCGACCGGCGCGGGGCTAGTGGGAGCGCTCGCCCGCGAGCAGATAGAGCAGGATAGACGCATAGAGCGGGCGCTACTCATCGAGGCGCGCGACAGCGGCGACACTATCACGCTACACATAGAGGCGCGCACCACCGCCGGCGCTTTTCTACAAACAAGCATAGAGGCCCCTAGATGAGCTTTACACCAAGAACCCGCGACGAGCTCGCACGCCTCGCGCTCGGCGCGATCATCGCCCGGAGCGACCTAAGCGACACCGCACAGGGAAGCGTTATTGATACGCTCAGCCAAGCTATAGGCGCCCTCGCGGCGAGCGTGGAGCAACAGATAGCGCGCGTGAGAGACGCTTTTGATTTTCGCAACGCGACCGGCGCGGAGCTAGACGCGCGCCTTTTAGAGCTACCGCTGAGCACGATCAGCCGCCACACGGCAACGCGCGCGAGCGGGCAGGCGCTCTTAATAGTGCGCCCCGACACCAACCCCCGCACACTTGAGGCGGGCGCTACCTTCAGCGTAAGCACCGCGCCCGAGCGCGTATTTCAGAGCATCGCCCCCGCCACAATCGCCGCAGGCGCCTTGAGCGTTAGCGTGACCGTTGAGGCGCTCGATGCAGGGCGCGCGGGCAATATCCGCGCGAGCACCCTAGACACCATCGAGAGCGCCCCCGCCTATGTAGTCACCGTATCTAACCTCTCAGCCTTCGGCGGAGGGCTCGACGAGGAGGGCGACGAGGCGCTAAAGCGTAGGGCTCAGCTTTATCTACAGAGCCTAGCCCGCTCACAGCCCGCCGCTATGCGCTACCTCGCCCTAGCACTAGCAAGCACGGCGGGGCGGATCATTCTAGCCGACCTATACGAGCCCGACACCGCGCCGGGCTATGCGGAGCTCTACATAGACGACGGCACGGGACAGCTAGCCGCCCGCACCCAAGCGGGCGCGCAGTACACAGAGACAGCGGGCCCCGGAGGGCTAAGGGCGCTTTACTTTGACGCCCCCGCAGTCAGCCCCCCAACCCCGCAAGTTTACAGGGGCGGGGTGTGGCAAGACCTAGCGCCCGACACTTACCGCGCTATCGCTGAGCGCGGCGTTATCTACCTCGCCGCAGACGCTATCAGCGCGGGCGAACAATGGCGCCTCAGCGCTTACACGGTCTATACGGGGCTCATCGCAGAACTTCAACGCGAGATCGAGGGCGACCCCGCGAACCCCTCACTAGTACCCGGCGCCCGCGCCGCAGGCACCCGCGTTAGAGTCTTACCCGCCGCACCGTTTACGCTGAGCTTTGACCTAACGCTACTCCCCAAAGAGGGCGCCGACTTGGAAGCGATCAGCACCGCGCTAAACGCCGCGCTTATCGAGCTCACCTACAGCCTAGACATCGGCGCCCCGCTCTATGTGGCGCAGATCATAGCGGAGGCGATGAGCTTAGAGGGTGTGGCGAATGTGCGCGCATATGTGCAGGGCACAGGCGGCACCTCAACGCCTATCGCCCTAAACGATATTTACCCGCCCGCAGATAAGGTGATCCGTATAGGGCGCTTAACCCTAGTACCCACCTCAGAGGAGACTTAAAAATGGATAAAGTACGCCTAGAGCCCTTAGAGCGGGCGGAGCTCATCGACACCCTAGCACTACAGGGGCTCACTTATGAGCATATGCGCCGCGCCGTGGGCGCTGAGCTTGGAGGCGCCGCAACGGATACCCCGCGCGGGCGCGGCGGCCTCCTCAGCCTACCGATCCCAACCTACGATCACACGCTAGGCACCCTTACGCTGAGCACCTTTAGCTACTTAGAGCTCACACAGGGCGGGGCGGCGCTCAGCGGAGGACAAACCGCCGCACCGGAAGCGCGCATAGTGCGTTTTAACAGCGCCGACACCGACCACCCTAACCACCCCCTAGACATTAGCGGGCTACGCGATAACGCACAGCTTTACACGGTATGGGCGCGCTATGTGCTTATCACCACCGACCCCGACGCGCGGCGTAAGTGGAGCGTGAGCCTTAACGCTGAGGTAAGCGCCACTATTGCCACCCGCGAGCGCGAGCGCGTAGAGCTCCGCGCCGTTAAAGGCTCATCATCACCCGCTAACAGCGGTGAGAGCGTGTGGGTAGCGCTTTTCACCTACACCGTCACCGGCGGGGTGATCGCCTACGGTACTTTTTATCATGCACTTAGCGCCGCAGACACGCGCGTCTCATCACTTGAGGGGCTCGACACCGCCGCACGCCTAGCGATGAATGACCGCATGACTACGCTAGCTTTTCACAGCGGGCGCTCATACGGCCTCATAGAGCACCTAGCGAGCCTCCGCGCTCAGCTCTACAGGCTCTTACACAAGGGGAGCGAGGACACCACCACACCCGCCACGGCGGACACATGGAGAGGCACCCCCCGCTACTCCCTCGACGGCGCGGCGGCGGAGCTCGACGACCACAACGGACGGATCAGCGCCCTAAACACACGCACCACAGCGCTAGAGCTCGACACACAGGGCGCTACAGACGAGTACACCCTACTTTTACACGCCCGCATGATCTACAACACGGGCACTCAACAGGCATCACTTGAAACCGCCTTTAGAACGAGCCACCCCGACGGCGTTAGCGGGCTCGGCGTGGGGCTCAGCTTTGACCGCACACACATCAGCGGCACAGGCGCATTTAACGGCGCCGCCTTCGCCAGCTCTACAGAGGCGATCAACCTGTTTAGCCGCCCCGTTATCACCTTCGCACTCAGCACCGCGCTTAATAGCGCTTTTGTAGTGGGCGAGAGGATCACGCCGATTAGCCACGATGACCCCCGCGACGGTATGACCTCCGCGAGCTATTCGCCGCGTATGTTTTCATATTCGCGCTTAGTGCGTAATAGCACCCTCGACTATAGCGACGACCTCGACACACGCCTAAACGACTACGCGCGCGTAGCTGATTTTGAATACTCAACCACCTATGGAGGCTCGCCGGTCGCGGATTTGGCGCTAGCTTATGCGCTCCGCTTTGGCGAGAACAGCGACGGCCCCACACCTAACGGCGACGGGGACATTATTTTACATATAGCCTTTAACCTCCGCCTTACCAACCGCGCGAGCATCTAAACATGATCACCGCTTACGCTAGTTTTAACCCATCGCCGATCACCTCCACCCCGCGCGACCGCACCGAGAGCGCGGGCGCCCTACCGCTGAGCGGCCTACAGCTCTACGGCGGCGCCGTTGACAGCGCCAACCCTAGCGCCTCTTTTAGCTTTGCGTGGAGCGTCTTAACGCTACGCGAGGGGCAGACCGCCACCCTAGCCACCCCCACCGCCCAAAACACGCTCTTAAACGGTGTTAATGATGTATGGGGTGATGTGCGGGTGTTCTTAGTCGCCACCAACACCGCGACCGGCGAAACGAGCGAGAGCGACCCGCGCCTAGCGCCCGCCTCAGCCGTAGCGACCCTCCACCTAGAGAGCGTCGCGCGCGAGCTCACCCGCCCCGCTATCGGCGCGCGTGGGTGGTGGAGCGCCCTTGATCAGATCGCGCAGGTGCTAGACACCCTCGACACCTCGGGAACCACGATTGAAACCGCGAGCGTAAACGGCGGCGGCGAGCTAATACTAGAGCTCAGCGACGGCACCACGCTCAACGCGGGCGTGGTGAAGGGAGCAGACGGCGCAGACGGCGCAGACGGCGCTACAGGCCCCGCAGGCCCCACAGGCGCAACAGGCCCCGCAGGTGCGACAGGCGCAACGGGCGCGACAGGCGCAACGGGCGCGACAGGCGCGACAGGCCCCGCAGGCGCAACACGCGGCGCATACTCTCAGACAATATGGCACACATACGACGGCGGCACCGTAAGCGCAGGGGTGAACCCTACTAAACTAATATGGGCGCTCGGGCCGTTCTTAGCTGTTAATGACTTCTACATTACACACCTAACAGCGAGCGCGATTGATGGAGGCGCCGCTACAAATAGCATGACCGTTTACCCCGCCACTATCAGCGCCTCCGCCTTTAGGGCGAGCGCAGGCAACGCGGGCGCCGCCTCTATTATTACCTCACTAGGACTCACGCAGGGGGCGACCCCCAACAGCTCACTACATGAGAGCAAAACGGTTAATCAGACCGTGCCCGCCGGTCAGCTATTCGGCGTGCTTATCGGCGCCACAAGCGCGGGCGCGATGAACGGTGTGACCCTTGAGCTCATCGGTGAGGTAGGCTAATGCTACAAGGCTACGGTGACCCCGAGGCGGGGGGGCTAGGTTTCGGCGACCCCGAGCCTTTAACCCCGCTACTAGAGGAGGGCTACGGCGACCCCTACGGCGCCCTCACTGTGCTTTTACTCAGCGCCGGCACACTCCCACATCTCGGCGGCGCGCCCCTTGAGCTAGGCGGGCTAATCCCCCTTGAGCTCGCGCCCTATCGCGCCTCGATTACCCGCACGGACACCGGTGAGCAGGTGTTTTTTTATAGCGGGCTCGCAGGGCAGGGCGCCGACCTCTACCCGATCCGCGACCGCTTAACGGCCTTTAGCCCACGCGCCCCCGCCGGCACCTACACCCTCAGCCTCTACTACGGCGCGGGCTACACCCAAAGGCTAGACCTAGCGGGGGCGCTCACTATCGAGCCCGCCGCGCGCCTCCGCCCCCGCTACGCGCTCGCGCGCCTATTCCCCGCGCTTTACGCCACCGGGGCGCGCGCTCTCAGCGACCGCCCACTAGACACCGCCACCACCACCCCACCCGCACCGGGCACGCTTGAGGGGCTCATTGACGCCGCCGCGCTAGTGATAGGAGGGCTAGGCACAGCGCCCGCGACAATCACAAGCGCGAGCTATGAGCGCGGCGCTGAGGTGATCGAGGTAGAGACAACGCTAGGTTTTGAGGCGGCGGGGCGCGCATGGATCAACGGCGCCCTTTACGCTTACACGGTGACAACGGCGCGAGAGCTTAATATCACTCCACCCCTAGCGGCGCCCCTCAGCACGGGCGCGGAGGTTTTAGCTCATGCTTACCCCGCCTAACCGCATGAGCGAGGCGCGCGCCGCCACCCTAACCCCCACAGCGAGCGGCGCAGACCTCGCGAGCCTCAGCGACCTCTACGGGCTACCCTTGCCCCGCTTTGCGCGGGGACAGGACGCCATTATACGCGCCGTACTCCGCGCGACCCTCTACAGCGCGCGCGGCACCTACCCCGCGACCCTCGCCACCCTCCGCGAGCTGTACCGCCCTTATGAGATCAGCCTTGAGGGCGCAGAGCTCAGCGCAGACACAAGCGCCGCGCTCATCACGCACCCCGACATTGAGGCAGGGTGGGCTCAACGGTGGCTTATATGGGAGGCGGAGGGAGAACCCGCCGCGCTTTATCTAGTACAGAGCGCCACCACAGGCGAGGCCACACTAGAGCGAGCGCGCACCCTCCACCACACCACGCCCCCCGCAGAGCTCAGCGTAGCACTTACGGGGCGCGCCTCGCTTGTACCGTGGCGAGCGAGCGAGCCTACAGCCGCGCCGGGCGATACGCGCGCGCCGTTAGTGGACAACCCCGCCGCGCTTGTGCTCGACACAGAGGCGCCCCGCTCAGATATTCCCCCGTCTTACTACCACGAGGGCGACGACCCCACCGAGACGGCGAGCGGCGAGCCTTACGGGCTACAGGTGCTCGACCTATTCGACGGCGACCCCGCGACCCCCTCACTAGGCGACCAAACTCTAGGCCCTTTTCCGCTATACTATCCGGGCGCGGGCGTGGACAGCACCACACAAGCGCTCTTAGATCGGCTACTAGCCGCCGGCGTGAGGCTAATCATGAGCCTCAACGACACAGACAGCACTAGCCCCTTTTAGCGGGAGGATCGCATAGAGATGAACATAGACCCAAACGACCTCAAAACAGGGGCTCTCAGCGCCGTTATAGCGTGGGGTGTAGTGGAGGCCTTAAAGCCCGCTCTACTTATCAAAGGCTACCCCGAAAAGGGGCCTAGATACGCCCTAGCTGTGCGCGTCGCCGCGCTAGTGGTGGGCGGGGGCGTGGGGCTCGCGGTACACCCCGCGCTAGACGGCACCGGCGGAGCGCTCACAGGGGGGGCGCTTGGAATGGCGGCGGGGGCGCTTAACGCGCTGATCATCGCTCAAGTAAAGGCGCGGCTACGAGGCGCAGGGGGGCGCAAAGATGAGCCACGATGAGCCCCGCACCGCTACGCTCAACGCCCTAACCGACCTCGCCCTAAAGGCGCTCGCCGCGCTTGCAATCCCCGCTAGTGTGTGGGCGCTCAACCTCGCCGCTAACCGCGCAGAGATCGAGATACGGCTAAAGCACCTAGAGGCAGAGCAAGCGCGCCTTAACGGCGACCTCAGCCAAGTACAGAAAACCCTTGAGGCGCTCGACACAACGGCTAAGTTTATCTTACGCGACCTAGACAAGCGGGCCCAACCATGAACACCACACAGACCCTTATTTTACTTACCGGTAGCGCCTTGATCGCGCTTGAGCTCACCCCGCCCCCACCGGCGCCACCCGTGAGCCTCACCCCCGCGCCTACACACATCACGCGCACCCTTGACACAGCACACCGCCTAGAGCGCCGCCTAGAGCGCCTACATAGACACGCCGCCGCAGAACATGAACCGATCCCCCGCGCGGAGCTTTGCGAGGATAAGACACCGCCCGCAGAGCTCGCGCCGCTCAAGTTGTCGCGCTAAGAGCGGCGCGAGCCCTAACGGGCGGAATAGCGAGAGCGGGACTTGAACCCGCACGCCCTAACGGGCACCGGAACCTAAACCCGGCGCGGCTACCTTTACGCCACCTCGCCTCACGCCCCCAACCTAACGCCCCCGCGCCCCTCAGTCAAGGATTACCAAACGCCCGTTAGCGTCGCGCTCGCCCTCAAGACCCTTGCGCCACACGCGCGAGGCCCACGGATCCGCCGACATTGACACGGCGGGAGTAAAGGGACGCATCGCGGCGACCATGACGCGCGCCAGCTCCTCCGCCGCCTCCGGGGCGCGCTCCTCCGGACACTCACAAATGATCTCATCATGGACAAAGGCCACAGGGCGCGCGCCGTAGAGGGGCGATGAGCTATCTAGCCAACACCCTTTAACAACCTCAATAAGAGCCGTTTTTGCGCCGTCAGCCACGAGCCCTTGAAAGTATGTATTCGCCCCATCAGTAAACCCCACAGCCCCGCGCCGGCGCCGTGTGCGGTGTTGGATCACATACCCCCTATCAACGGCGCGCATCACCTCCGAAAAATAACCCTTCATTTCGGGCCACGCGCTAAACCACGCCGCGCGGAGCGCCTCCGCCTCACTTTGGCTCAGCGTGACGCCGTAGGAGTTTTGAGCGAACCCTACCAACCCCTCAACGCCGAGCCCGCCCGGTAGCCCAAAGTTAGGCACTTTGGCGAGCCCGCGTAGGCGCTTAATCTCAGCGTCGCCCGCCTTGCGCCGCGCTACAGCCTCATCATACGAGCACTTAGCCAAATCCGCCGCTAGGGCTAGGTGGAGGTCGCGCCCGCTATTGATCGCCTCAGCCATTTTAGATGATAGGCCCATATCTAGGCAGACTTGCGCGAGCGCTACGAGCTCAGCCGTTGAGTAGTCCGCACCTATATAGACCGCCCCCGCGCGCGGCCTAAAGCACTCTCTAACGCCACCCTCGCGGGGCAGTTGTTGAAGGTTAGGATCAGTACACGAAGTGCGACCCGACCTTACTAGCACATTCCACCGGGGATTAAGGACACCGCGCGCGGCGCCCTCAAGCACAGGCCCGAAGGTGCCTAAGAGCTTATCTATTTCAGCGAGGGCGCCGAGGTCTTTTAGCGTCGCGTCACCGCTCGATATGAGCACCTCCCCCGCCGTAGAGGGGGCGCCCTTTTCTGTGCGTGGACACGCCGCGACCCCGTAACAGAGCTCAACCGCCGCCGCGATAGCCTTAGCGTTTTTAGACCCATTATCACGGATCAGCCCCGCCGCGAGGGGCCGCGCCGTGAGCTCACGCTTACGCCGCTCAAGATCAACGCGCCACGCCTCGACGCTCTCGGGCGATGTACGGAGCCCCCACGCCCGCAGATGGAACAACGCGAAATCAGCCGCGCATTGAAGCGAGAATGACGCATAAGAGCGCAGGACAACAGCCCCGCCCGAGCGCACAGTAGCGCGCTCATCTATTTCAACGCCGACATTCTTAACCGCGTGGCGCAGATCATCATACTGTTTAGCCCACACAAGCGCAGTCACCCGCGCATCATCGAGCGCATAGCGCCGCGCCTCATCGCTCCACTCAGCGAAGGGCACACCCACTAAGCGCCCGTATTGATAGCGCACGCTATCAGCAGAGCTCTTAGACGCGCCTATATCCACACCCACAAGCGCGAGGGCGAGAGATGCAAGAGACACCCCGCCGGACACGATAGGGCGCCCAACGCCGGGGTGCTTTTCCCACCCAAGCGCGAGAGCGCGTAGGCGCTCATTTATCCCCGTATCCCACACTTGGCCCGCATCATAGAGCGACCACACACACGCGGCGAGCCCCGGCGCAGAGCGACACAGACACGCAAGATCAAAAGCGATATTATGGCCAACGAGCCACCCCGCGAGGGGATTATTAGCCCATAGGTGCAGGCGCTCAACCGCCTCCGCCGCCGTGAGGAGCTCCGGCGCCCCGTCACCCTCCACCACGGACACACACGCCACGCGCGGCGCACACCGCCCCGGCGCTATAAGTTCAGTCTCACAATCGAGGACAAAGTTAATCATGTTTTCCACCGTCGCGCACAGAGGCGCTTATAGGGTGATGAGTTAGAGGCTCAGCGAGGCTAGGGGCGCCTTACGCGGGGAACCAATGGATTTTAGTGAAGCTAGAGCCGCGCTTAGTCTCAATGGACTCAGAGCGGAATCGCACAGACAGACCGCGCGCCGGCTGATCCGGCCCCGTCAGCGCGTCCATCACCTCACGCCCGAAAGAGCGCGGATCGCCCTCCGGATTGAGCGCGCAGATCAGCGCCTTGATATTGATCAGATAGGGGCGCTCATCAGCCTTAGCGACCCAATCCCAACACACGCCAACCTCCACACCGGGCACGGCGACAGCCTTAAAGGAGGCGATGAACACGGGGCGGTTATTGTTTTTCTTAGAGCTTACGACCTTGAGATCAATGACCTCAAGCACGCCCTCAAGACCGGCGGGAATGTAGCCGTTACGCGCGCTCGCGGGCTCGATAGACTCAAAGTTATCCCACGGAGAGCCGCCGATAGGCGCAGAGGGCACAGAGCCCCACCCGCCGCCGTTATTCTGATTATTCCAAGTACTCATATTCAAAGACTCCTAAAGACACAGCCCGCAGAGGGGCGAGGTGAGAGAAGCGCCACAAGGGCGCGCAGAGATAACACGCGAACAGCGCCCGCGCGTGTGAGGATTTAACCGCGAACCACCAAATCAGCAAGGGGGATCAGCGCGAAGGACGCATGGCGCCACACTAGCGAGGCGCTATCAATACGCACCACAGAGGCGCCACCGAACACCGACCACCCGCGCTCAGCAATAGCAAACCCCAAGATAGCCCACCCCTTAGCGTAATCCATCGCCGGCAGATAGCACCCGTGAGCGCGCGAGAGCTCAGCGATGAGCGGCGCTAGGGCCGCCTCCGCCTCGACCGCGCCCACAGCGTGACAATCCACCAAGAGCAGGCGCGCGCCCACGGACACAGGCGCAGGCGCAGGCACAGACGCAGAGGGCGCCACCACCGGCGCGGGAGGCGCCACCGGCGCAGGAGGCGCAACAGGCGCGGGCGTAGCCTTAACGGGCGCCGGCGCAACAGGCGCGGGGGGCGTGGGTGGGGCGAGAGGTGCAACAGGCGCAACAGGCGCCACCACCACAGGCACGGGCGCGGGCGCGGGCGCAGAGCCCCACCCCGAAAGCAGATCATCAAAGCTAAGGTTATCCACATCATCTACCACCGGCGCGGGCGCCTCATCAGAGGGCAGAATGACACCCGCCCCTAGATCAGCGATGAGCTGTAAGCGCTCACGATTAGCGGCGAGAGTATCACCCCCCGGATCACGCGCATCAAACGCGGCGCGGAGCTCCGCGCTCAAACCCGCCAAGCGCTCAGCCACAGCGGCGCGCGCCTCATCAGCCTTAAGAGCGCTCAACGCTTTTCCGTTGACCGTGACGCGCGCGCGCTTAGGCGCGGGCCCCTCGACCTCCTCACCGTCAGCGAGCCCGTCGGGCGGATTAAGCCCCGCGTAGGCCTCGCCGTCAGACTCCCACGGAGAGCGCCCGAAGCGCTCAAGCGCCGCCTCATCATCATCAACCCACGGCGACACAACGGGGGGCTCAGAGGTGGAGCGCTCAGCGCGAGGCGCGGGGGTGAGGGGCGCGGGGGTGGGCGCAGGGGTGGAGGCTTTACGCGCCGCGAGCGACGCGAGGAAAGAGGAAGGATTAGCAGAGCTCATAAGGCCTTGAACCTCGACAACAGGAGCGGACACCGCCGCGCGGCAATCCGAGAAAAAGGGGCAACCGCCGAAGCGATCACAAGCGGAATAGTTAGGCTCAACCTCACCCCACGCGGGCGAGGTTGACAACGCATATTGATCACGCGCTAGCTCACCTAGAGCGGCGACGCCCTCGACAAGCTCAGCGCGCGACCAAGAGAGAGATGACATAGCCACCCGATAGGGGGCTGTAGTCTCACCGTACAAGAGGCGGAATGTGAGGGGCTCGCCGAGCGGCCCTAGATCACCTAACGCGCCCTCAAAAGCGGCGAGGGAATAGAGGAGCGCTTGGGGGTCAGCGCGGAGCTCATACTCGCCCTTTTGAGAGGCGGAGAGGCTAGACACCGTTTTATGATCCGTTATGCGCGCGCGCCCTCCACCCTCCGCGAGCTCTACGAGATCAACACGCCCGCGCACAGGCACAGGCCACCCCTCCGGCGTAAAGCTAAAATCAACCTCTATTTGAGCGCGAGGGATCGAGCCCGGCGCAGGCAGGGCGCGCAACATCGAGCGCGCGACACCATCGACCGGCGCGACACCCTCGCCTAGATAGGCCTCTAGCTCCGCATGAATAGCTGAGCCACGCTCAGCGGCGGGCCCGCTCGGGGTGCGCTCGCCGTTCACGGACTCACGCCACCACCGGCGCCGGCACAGCTTAAAGGCGCTTAGCTGTGAGGGAGAAGTAGAAGCCCACACACGGCGCGCGGGGCGCTCAAAGTAAAGATCATGCACCGGCGCCACCGCGCCCGCGCTTGGAGGGGGAAGGGGCGGGCGCCTCCTCCTCCTCGCCCGTAGGCTCGCCCACATACGAGGGCGGGAGCGTCGCAAGATAACCGGCGAGTAGGTCGCTGATCACCTCAGCCGCCGCGCTTGACCCCTCGACCGCCTTAAGGCGCTCGACCTCGCGCATGAGCGCAGACAAGAGCACGCGCCGCACCTTAGCAGGGCGCCCCGCTTGTGCGGGCCCTCCGCTGAGGCCGGGCAGATACAGACCATGATTATTTGAAGCGGCAGACACAGAGCGCCCCCTTGTGTGTTAAGGCTGAGGATAGACGAGAGAACACATTAGCCGCCCCGCTAGGTGTTGGCAAGTAAAAAAATCTATACTTGCACATAGACACAGCGCGCGCTATAGCTTACCCCTTGACCACACCCACACCCCACACCCCCCCACACACAAGGCACACATGAGCACCCCCCGCCCCTTATGCGGCGCCGCGATGCGCGTAGGCTACAACGCACAGCGCGACAGCTACAGCCCCGCCCCCGCTTGGATACCCGGCGAGAACCCCGCCCCCCTCGCCGACATTTACCGCCGCGCACCCTTGCGCGAGCTACTCAGCGCCGACTATCGCACAGAGGGGCCCGCCGTTGAGGTGTGGCTGTACCCGCTCCACAGCGCCGGCGCCTATTTCAGCCGCCCCCACAAGGGCGCCCCCGCTGAGGTGCTCAGCCGCGAGCTAGGCGAGCTCACCGCGAGCGGGCTGTTTATTGACCTCGACGACGAGGCCACGCACAAAGCCAAAGCGCCCCGCTCACCCGCCGCCACCCTCGACGCCCTCGCCCAAGCGCTAGAGCCCTTCAAGCGCTTACCCGGCTTCTTTTTGTATCGCACCGCGAGAGGCGCCCGCGCGGGCCTCATCTACGCGGAGGGGATCGCGCCGGACACACACACCGCCGCGCTACGCGAGCTCATGGCACAGATGAGCGAGCGAGTTAAGGCGCCCCTCGCAGAGCAGGGGCTAGAGGTAGATGTAGATGCTAAATGTACCGATCTAGGGCGAGGCTACGCCGCCCCCCTCATCTACAAGCGCGGGCAGGCGCTAGACCCCTCAGAGGTGCAACTATGGGTGAGCCCCACAGACGCCCCCCGCGAGCTCATCGAGAAGCTCGCCGCGCTATGGACTAAGCGCCTCACCGCTCACGCTCACGCCGCAGGCTCAAGCGCGGGCGCGCGCACGCCCAACAGCCCAAACGGCGCCGACCGTAAGGGGCCCCGACAGGGAGGCGCCGGTGAAGGGCAGAACGGCGCTAAGCGCGCCCCTAAAACTAAAACCTATGTACCCCAAGACCTCAGCGCCCTAGACAACCCCGCCGCCTATCAGCTCACCCGCTCAGCTTTTTTCGCCGTGTGTCAGATGATCGGCCATGAGGGGCTAAGGCGCGATATTCTAGAGGCGCTTGACCGTCACATTATGGACGGGCGCCGCATGACCAAAGAGGGCCCCGCGTGGTTTGAGCGCACTTTGCAGGAGTACGCAGAAGCCGCCCCCGCGCTTGACACAGAGCCCCGCGCAGACGAGGCGCTACCCGAGCCCGCCCGGATTGAAGGCTTTAACGAGCTCGCCCCCCTCCGGCGCGTGTTCACGCAGGGCGACGACCTAGAGCTAGCGGAGGCTATCGTTGAGAGTTTCCACACACCCACCGCCGCCGACCCCCTCGCGCCCCTATGGCACGGCAACGGGCTAAGGCGCTTTGAGGCCTCGGCGGGGGTGTGGAAGTATTACGGCCCCCGCGCCCTTAAGCGCGTGGCGATGGGGGCGCGCGGCGCCGTGATCACCACAGCGAGCGGCGCTAAAGAGTATAGCGTGAGCTCCGCGCGCGTGGACGCCGCCGTTAAGATGCTCGCCCCCCTATGCGGCGCGCAGGGCGGAGAGCACGGCGAGAGCGTATTTGATACCGCCCCGCGCGGGATAGTGCTCGGCAGTCAGTTTGTGAAGGCTACGCCGGAGGGGCTCAGCATCGAGCCCGCGCGCCCCGACCACCTCGCTATTCACGCCCTCCCCTATAGCGTGCCCCCTCAAGTAGCGCGCTTTTGGAGCACAGACGGCGACGAGGGCACGGCGCCCAAGCGCCCGCCCGTGTTCACGGGGCGCTACCTCGCCGCGAGCCTCGCCCGTGAGCCGGAGGAGGCGCTAGGCGAGACGCCCGCCACAATCCGCGATGAGGTCGAGGCTAAAATAACCACAATCGGCGAATGGCTCGGGCTCGCGCTCTTAGGGCAATGCACCGTTGAGGCCGTCGCGCTTGTGGTGCATGGACAAGGGAGCAACGGGAAGAGCGTTTTAACATCGCTTGTCGCCGACCTATTCGGCGCAGAGCAAACCGCGCACCTCCCCCCCCAACAGATGAGCGAGCGCTTTAGCCGCGCCCAGCTATTCGGCGCCGCCGTAAATGTGGTAAGTGAGATGCCCGAAAGCGACCTACTAGCGGCGGACACCCTTAAGGCGATCATCAGCGGTGATACAATAGAAGTAGAGCGCAAGCATCAAGACCCGTTCAGCTTCACGCCCCGCGCCGCGCATATATTCGCCGCTAACAAGCTCCCCGCCTCACGCGACCGCTCGCACGGTCTATGGCGCCGCCTTGTGCCCGTGGAGTTTTGCACCGTATTTACCGCAGAGACACGCGACCCTCAGCTCATCAGCGCCCTCCGCGCTGAGTTTGATTTAATCGTACCGTGGGCCCTCGAATGCGCGCGCGGCTACATCACGCGCGGGCGCCGCTTTGCACACGCCGACCGTATTAACGCATGGCGCGGCGCATGGCGCGCAGACACAGACGCCACCGCCGGCTACCTCGCAGAGATGCTAGAGACTGTGACCGACCACAAGGACGGCGAGACAGCGGAGACGCTTTGGCGAGCGTTCCAACGGTGGGCCGATGATCAAGGGCTAGAGCACGCTAAAAAGACCGCGCTTAAGACCTTCGGCTCACACCTCCGCGCCTTGCCGGGGGTGACTCAGAAAACAATAGCTATAACAACCCCCGGCGGGATCAGCACAGAGCGCCGCTACAACCTCAAGCGCAAAGACACCACCGACAAGCCCGCCCCGATGTGGAAATAATCACAATGAGCACAGCCCCCGACCTCACCGCGCGCCTTAAGGTGTACCTCATAGACGCGCTTGACCCCAACGACCACCACGCGCGCACCGCCGCCGCTGAGCTCCTCGATGAAATCGCCTTAGCGCTCCGCGAGGCGGCAGAAGCACAAGAGCGCCGCCGCGCCTCCACCACCACCACCACACCCACCACAGAGCCCAACACATGAACGACTACACCGACCACCTCACCCGCGCCGCCTCGCGCGTAGAGCTCCTTCAGACATGGGGCGCGGATATGATCCCCGTTGACGCCGCGCGCGTCAGCTTCAACGGCGGCGAGGGCGACACACCCCCGCACCTCGACCACCCCGCCCCCCGCGCAGAGGGGGCGCCCCTCCTCTACACACCCCGCGCTCAGCGCGAGAACACGCGCGATCAGCGCCTTCTAGCCTACCTTATCGAGCACGGCCACACCTCCACCCTAGAGCACGCCGGAGCCAGCTTTAGGATCACTTGCCCCTTATTCGTCGCGCGTCAGATTATGAGACACCGCACGCTCTCATTTAACGAGATCAGCCGCCGTTATACTAGCGAGGGGCTCATGATATGGACACCCGCGCCCGGCGACCTCCGCGCACAGCACCCAAGCGCTAGGCAATGCTCCACAGGGCAGGCTATACGCGATGAGGAAACCGCCGCTAATCTATCCGCCCGCATCGAGGCGCACCACGCCGCCACCCTCGCACTTTATCAAGACCTCATCGCGGAGGGCGTAGCGCGCGAGGTAGCCCGCGCCGTCTTACCCGTCGCCACCCTTACTAGCTTTTGGCTCAGCGGCAACCTCTTAAACCTCATCAAGATGATCAAGCTACGCACAGACAAGCACACACAGCCCGAAACCGCAGAGGTAGCCCGCGCGATGTGCCAAGCGCTTAACCCTTATTTCCCCTCCACGCTCACCGCCGCCGGGCTCTAAAATGTTCTACAACGATAAAATCCGCGCACTATGGCGGGCGGGCGAGAGCCTAAGCGCAATCGCGCTAGAGGTGGGGCGCAACTTAGACACGGTACGCTCAGACCTCGCATTTATCGGCGAGCTAGAGCTAGGAACCCCCGTGGTTATCACCTCACACTCACACCCACGCTACGATCAGCCCGAAACGCCACCGGAGATCAAAGAAGCGCGCGCCCTCAAGCGCGCGGGGCTTAGCTGTTCAGAGATAGCCGAAAAGATGGGCCGCCTCCGCCCGTGGGTGTCGCGCTACACAGCCGATATAAAGGGGCGTGATCAGCGCCGACACGGACGCACCCGCGCATTGACCTATGAGGAGATACGCGCCCAAAGCGCCGCCCGAAACCGCGCCCGAAAAGCTAAAAAGCGCGCGGAGAAGCGGGCCGCCAAGACCACCACCACCCCCACCCCCACCAAGAAGGCCCCACAAGCACAATGACACGCCCCGCCCCTTTTCCCTTCGCGGAGCTCATCGCCCGCGCCGCACGCCTCGCCCGCACAGCTCAGCGCGACGCCCTCAAGGCACACCGCGCCAACAACCCCGCCGGCGTAAAGCGCGCACTCGCCCGCGCTCATAGACACGCCATCACCGCCCAAGTGCTCTATAACGCTACGCCTATCGACCACCCACACCGCGCCCGCGCCCTCACACAATCTAACATCGCCGCCGCCGCATACGCCGCCGCCCTCAGCCTCAACACACCTCACCCCGCGCCCCTCAGCGTCGAGCAGGAGCCTTAATGAGCCAAAGCCCCCTACTCTTACACGGTGACTGTAAAGAGGTGCTCAAGACCCTAGCACCCGATAGCATAGAGGCCGCCGTAAGCGATCCGCCTTACGGGCTAGGCGACATGAGCCCCGCCCGCGTCGCGGAATGTTTAGCGGCGTGGACTCGCGGCGAGGAGTACAGCCCCGAGGGGCGCGGCTTCATGGGTAAGGCGTGGGACGCTTGGACACCCGGCCCCGATATGTGGCGCGAGCTCTACAGAGTACTCAAGCCCGGCGCGCACGCCCTCATATTCGCAGGCTCACGCACACAAGACCTCATGAGCCTAGCCCTCCGCCTCGCAGGCTTTGAGATACGCGACACCCTACAATGGCTCTATGGCTCGGGATTTCCAAAGAGCCACAACATCGCCAAAAACTTGGATTGGACGCAGGCGCCCCCCCCGCGCTCAAAGGTGTACGAGGTCACAAAATGGATACGAGAAGCACGAGACGCCGCAGGTATTACAAACAAGGACATAGACGCCGCCACTAATACGCAAATGGCGGGGCATTGGACAAGTGACAAGAGCCAACCCGCAATCCCCGCCCTCCTCCAAGTCGCCGCGCTTCTCAATGTACTCAAGCTCACCCCCGAGCAGGTGCCCGATCATATTGTTGATGTATTACTAGGTAACAGAGAGCGGGTCAGCTTGCGCGAGGTGCTAGGCACCGTGATGAAACAGCGTATAGATACACACTGGGAGGGCGAGTACAAAGAAGCCACGCACACGATATACGGCGCCCCCGTACGCAAGGAGGCGCAAAAATGGGAAGGGTGGGGCACCGCCCTAAAGCCAGCTTACGAGCCGATTATACTAGCGCGGAAGCCCCTAGCCGGCACCGTGGTACAGAACACGCTAGAGCACGGGTGCGGGGGGCTCAATATAGGGGGGTGCCGTGTTGCATGGAGCGAGGGCGAGGAGGCAGGAGACACCCGCACAGGCGACGCCGCCGGCAGGTGGCCCGCTAATGTGCTCTTAGACGAGGGCGCCGCTGAGGTGCTCGACGCGCAGGCCCCCGGCGCATCGCGCTTCTTTTACACCGCTAAGGCCTCACGCGCTGAGCGCGAGGCGGGGCTAGAGGGACACGCGACTAAGACAAATACAGAGCTCACAGGGCGCGCTGAGGGATCGGTGGGGCTGATTATGATAGACCCGCGAGACGGACGCCTAAGAGATAACCCTTACGCCGGCACAAGCGGCGCGACCCCCCGCGCCAACACCCACCCAACCGTTAAGCCGCTCGATCTAATGCGCTATCTAGTGCGCCTCATCACCCCGCCCGGCGCGAGCGTTATTGATCCCTTTATGGGGAGCGGCTCAACGGGGTGCGCGGCGGTGTTGGAGGGCGCGCGCTTTGTGGGGATAGAGCGAGAGGCTGAGTATATGAACATCGCCCGCGCCCGTATCGCTCACCACACACCCGCGCCCCCCTCACCCGCGCCCCCCTCACCCGCAGATGAACAGCTTAGCCTATTCGACACAGACACAGGCACACAGGAGCCCTAACATGAGCCACAACCCCACCCCCCCGCGCACCTTCGCGGAGCGCCTCAAAGACACGCCAAGCGATGAGCTCAATGATCAGCTCACCGCCGCGCGCGATCACCTCACCCAACAGCGC